ATTAAATACAACTCAGAATTAATAGAAGAAAAATCTTATAATAATAATTAGTAATTTTACATACTTTAATAAAATAACAATGGCACAAATAGAAGAAGAAGAATTAACAAGATTAAAAGAAGCAAGCAATTCATTACGTGAATCTCGCTCAACAATTGCAGACATTGAGATATCAATGCATCGCTTAGAAAGCAAGAAGAAAGCAATTCTCTTTAATGCAGAGCAAGCAGCTGAACAGCTTAACAACATCCAGGAGGAGCTTCAACAAAAATATGGCAACATATTAATTGACCTTTCTACCGGAGAAATCAAAGATAACGATGGTAATTCGTAAACTATCTATAGGCGTTGACTACAAATCTGCTATGCATTACTTGCAAAGTCAATCCGTGTTGAATGATAACTACATCATTCATTTAATTAAAATTACAGATAGTGGGTCCTATCAAATCTACATTGAGAAAAACAATGAGGTTATTCTTTGGAAAGAGATAGGGGCTCATGTCCCTGTTATAATTGAATACGATATTTCATTTTAATTATGAGGTCACCTCAATACTTTGTCATCAAGTCGAAAGATGGCCAACGATACGATAACGTGCGTAATGGTATAATTATTTCTACATCAAAAGAAGACCATTTAGTTACCACTCGTGAGGCTATTATTATTGAAACCCCTATTGGGTATGAAGGCCCTATTGAGATAGGCGATGCAGTCTTAGTTCACCACAATACATTTAAAATTTATTTTGATATGCAAGGGCGTGAGAAGTCAGCATGGAATTATTTTAAAGATGATTTGTTTTTCATCGATGATCCATATGCATACAAAAAACCCGATGGTCAATGGAAGGGAATAGGTAGATACGTATTTGTTTCTCCTGTTCCTAACGACCAGTCAGGCATCAAGACTACGGATACAGAGTTCCCCCTTGTAGGCATTATCAAGTTTGGTAATGATGAAATGCTAGAGCTAGGATTAAACGAAGGCGACAGGGTCGTATTTGAGCCTGAGTCAGAGTATCCATTCTACGTGAATGGAGAGAAAGTTTATCGCATGTACACCAAGAATTTGACAATTAAATTAAATGAACAAGATAACGGAATTAAAAAAGAAGATAATTGATTCTGGATACAAAGCTGTCGAAGAATTAATTAAGGTTGCAGAAGAACAAATCATTACTCACCAAGAAGATGACTTATCAGCTGACAAATTACGATCAGCTGCACAAGCAAAGAAGTTAGCTATTCTTGATGCCTTTGAAATACTTAAACGTATTGAGGAGGAGAGTAACATCATTGAAGGCGTTGTTAACAATCAAGTTAATACCAACCGAGGATTTGCTGAGTCTAGAGCTAAGAATAAATGAGTTTACACAAAGTCCTTTCTAATATTATCCCTGAGAAAATTCTTGCCAAAAAGAATGAGAAGAAACAATGGGAGTATGGATGGGATCCGGAATATGATATGGTTGTCATATCTAGAGATGGGACCATTGGAGATATCTATGATATAGCTAATCTAAGAGTTGCTTTGCCTAAAATTCCAAATAAAATAAATCAAAAAGTCAATAAATGGCAATATACAGAATTGCCTAAAGAGCTATCTCGCATCAAGACAATCTTTGATTGGAACAGGCGTGACAATACTTTTAAGAATCAATGGGTAGATTTTATCGAAGAAGAGTTTGACCGAAGAGAACTTGGCTATTGGTTTATTAATAATGGCGTTACTACCTATATGACCGGAAGTCATTATATGTATCTTCAATGGACAAAGACCGATGTTGGCAAGCCCGACTTTAGGGAGTCCAATAGAATATTTTATTTATTTTGGGAAGCATGTAAAGCTGATGCTAGGTGCTTTGGTATGTGCTATCTTAAAAATAGACGTTCAGGATTCTCTTTTATGGCATCATCAGAATCTGTCAATATTGCAACTTTAGCTAAAGATGCACGTATTGGTATGGTGTCAAAGACAGGACCCGATGCTAAAAAAATGTTTACTGATAAGGTTGTCCCTATTGCCAATAACTATCCTTTCTTTTTTCAGCCTGTACGTGATGGTATGTCAGCACCAAAGACTGAACTTGCCTTCCGTGTCCCTGCATCTAAGATTACACGTAAGAACATGGACCAAGAGCAAGGGGAAGATGTTGATGGATTAGATACATCTATTGACTGGCGTAACACATCAGATAACTCATATGATGGAGAGAAGCTTAAATTTTTAATTGAGGATGAGGCTGCTAAGTTAGAGAAACCAATGAACATCGAGAACGGATGGCGTATACGTAAGACTTGTCTTCGATTAGGAGCAAGGATTATTGGTAAGTGTATGATGGGCTCAACATCGAACGCTCTTGACAAAGGAGGAGAAAACTACAAGCGATTGTTCGCTGACTCTGATGTAACTAAAAGAAATAAGAATGGTCAGACTCTATCAGGTTTATACTCATTGTTTATCCCTATGGAGTATAACTTTGAAGGATACATCGATGAGTTTGGACACGCAGTATTAGAAACTCCTGAGAAGCCTGTCCGTTCAGCTGAAGGTACATGGATAATTCAAGGAGTCATTGAGTATTGGAATAATGAGGTTGCCTCATTAAAGTCTAACCCCGATGCACTTAATGAATTCTATCGTCAGTTCCCAAGGACCGAGTCACATGCTTTTAGAGATGAGACCAAATCGTCAATTTATAACTTGACTAAAATATACCAACAAGTTGACTACAATGATGGTATGTTAGAAGATAGAGTATTGACTCGTGGGTTCTTTCATTGGAAAGATGGCGAGAAAGACAGCGAGGTTATCTGGACTCCTGATAGGAATGGTAGGTTCTTGGTATCATGGATACCTGAGATAGCCATGCGTAATAACTTTATTTCTAAGAATGGGACTATGTACCCATTGAACGAACACGTAGGTGCTTTTGGATGTGACCCTTATGATATATCTGGTGCCACCTTTGGAGGGTCAAACGGATCATTGCATGGGCTCACTAAGTTTAATATGGCTAACGCCCCATCGAACGCATTCTTTTTAGAATACATTGCTAGACCACAAACAGCTGAGATATTTTTTGAAGAGGTATTAATGGCTTGCGTATTCTATGGAATGCCTATCTTAGCAGAAAATAATAAAGCTAGGTTGCTTTACCATTTTAAGAACAGAGGCTACAGAGGATTCTCTATGAATAGACCTGATAAGCATAAGGCTAAATTATCATTCACGGAAATAGAGATTGGTGGCATACCGTCTTCAAGTGAAGACATGAAGCAGGCCCATGCGGCAGGTATAGGTACTTACATTGAGAAATATGTAGGGTATGATTTGGAAGGCATTTATAGAAATCCAGATGAAATTGGCAACATGCCATTTGAAAGAACTCTTATGGATTGGTCTAAATTTAATGTAAATGATAGAACAAAGTTTGATGCTTCTATCAGTTCAGGACTTGCTATTATGGCAAACCAAAAACATATTTATTTGCCAGAGAAAAAAGAGTCAAAAATAAGCATTAAATTTGCAAGATACGATAACAGCGGTTCAGCGAGTAGACTGAAAATAATATGAACGACCCTTTAATAATGATTAATCCTTCTAGCTTCCCCACGCAGCTGGCAACAGATGCAGAGAAAGCATCTCAAGAATTTGGATTAAAAGTAGGACAGAGTATCATGTGGGAGTGGTTTGCCAAAACAGGCAATAACTGTAGGTACTATTCTCAATGGATTGATTTTCATCGCATTAGGCTATATGCCCGTGGTGAGCAGTCTATTGCTAAGTATAAAGAACAATTCCAAGTTGATGGAGATATGTCACATATCAACCTTGATTGGACACCCGTTCCTATTATTCCTAAGTTTGTTGATATCGTAGTCAATGGGATGAATGACCGTCTTTTCCAAGTTAAGGCATATGCACAAGATGCTATGTCAGCAGAGAAGAGAAGCAAGTTTCAAGAGATGGTTCAAGCTGATATGATATCTAAAGACATCTTATTATCAGTTAAAAAAAATCTAGGGGTTGATGCATTTAATGTGCCTCCACAAGATTTACCTGCTAATGAACAAGAGTTAAATCTTTATATGCAACTTAAATACAAGCCTGCTATAGAGATTGCTGAAGAAGAAGCTATTAATACTATCTTAGACGTTAACCACTATAATGATATTAGAAAAAGAGTCGATTACGATATTACAACCATCGGGCTTGGTATGGTCAAACATTCTTTCGTTCCAGGTACTGGAGTGTCTGTAGAATATGTTGACCCTGCTAATATGGTATATTCTTACACGGAATCGCCTACCTTTGATGATTGTTTCTATTTTGGCGAGGTTAAGCAAGTTCCAATTACGGAGCTTATTAAGATTAAGCCGAATATTACTAACGAGGAGCTTGCGGAAATTCAGCAATTGGGTACAGCGTGGTATAACTACTATGGTGTTCTTCGTCCTTATCGTAGTGATTTGTTTAATCGTGATGTTGTTACATTAATGTACTTTAATTATAAGACAGATAAAACATATGTCTATAAGAAAAAGTATAATGATAACGGAGGCAATAAAGTAATCCAAAAGGATGAAAGCTTTAATCCTCCCGAAGGAACAGAAGAAAGATTTGAGCGTATAGAGAAACGCATAGATGTTTGGTATGAGGGAGTTATGGTCATGGGATCACCTTATCTATTGAAATGGGATCTTGCAAAGAACATGGTTCGTCCTAAGTCTGCATCTCAATATGCATTGCCTCAATATATTGCTGTAGCACCAAGAATGTATAAAGGAGTCATTGAGTCTTTAACTAGACGTATGATACCTTTTGCTGATTTAATTCAACTTACTCATTTAAAGCTTCAACAAGTTCTTCAACGTGTTGTGCCAGATGGTGTGTATATAGATGCCGATGGTATCAATGAGGTTGACTTGGGTACCGGTGCTGCATATAATCCTGAGGATGCATTAAGATTGTATTTCCAAACAGGTAGTGTTATTGGTCGTAGTATGACTGTCGATGGTGATATTAACCATGGTCGTATTCCTATTCAAGAACTTAATACTAATAGTGGTCAAGGTAAGATTACTGCATTAATTAATGCATACAATCAATACTTGTCAATGATTAGAGATGTAACAGGATTGAACGAGGCAAGAGATGCTTCTACTCCTAACCCTGATGCATTAGTAGGCGTACAAAAATTAGCGGCTTTGAATTCAAACACAGCCACTCGTCATATCTTAGAAGGAAGTTTATTTATTACTAGGCGTTTGTCCGAGGCATTATCTTGCCGTATTGCTGATATATTAGAATACTCTGATTTTAAAGAACAGTTTGCTATGCAGATTGGCAAGTTTGCTGTAGGTATATTAGATGAAATTAAAGATTTGTACCTACACGACTTTGGTGTATTTATTGAAGTGTCTCCTGATCAGGAGCAACAAGCTCAATTAGAAGCTAATATTCAAATGGCTATACAACGTGATCAAATATCACTTGAAGATGCTATTGATATTCGCCAAATGAAAAACTTAAAATTAGCCAATGAATTACTCAAAGTCAAAAGGAAAGAAAAGCAACGTGTCGACATGGAGCAAGAGCAAGCAAAAGTTAATATGCAAACTCAAGGCAATATTCAATCCTCTCAAGCGGCAGCTCAAGCGGCTTTACAAAAGATTCAAGCAGAATCTCAAGCAAAGTCACAATTGGCTCAAGCTCAAATGCAATTTGATATTCAACGATTGCAAGCAGAAGCACAAATAAAAGAGCAATTGATGACTGTAGAATTTAACTATAACATGCAACTTAAAGGCATGGAGGTTAGTCAAATCAAGCAGTTAGATATGGACAAAGAAAAAGCAAAGGATGATAGAACTAAAATACAAGCTACACAGCAGTCTAAGTTAATTGAGCAACGTCAAAAAGACTTACCTGCTATGAACTTTGAATCAGAAGAAGATTCGTTAGATGGCTTTAGTTTAGAGCAGTTCAATCCAAGATAAAATTATTCATTACTTTTGTGCAACTAAAATTTAATTTAAATGGAAAATTATCAAGTAAAGTTGGTAGACTTTGAAGAAAAGTCTGTCCAAGAAGTAGAGGAGACTTTACTAAAAGTACACGAGGAAAAGACAGGCATACCTCAAATTGAGCAGTCTGAAGATATTAAATTAGAGATCCCAGCTGAACTCGACACAGCTAATGGAATCTCAGGAGAAGAGCAATCAACTCCACAAGCACCATCATTTGATGATGCCGACGTTCTTTCATATATCAAAAGCAAGTACAACAGGGATGTTAATTCCATGGAAGATTTGTTTAAGCCCATTGAGTCTAATCAGGAATTATTACCTGAAGATGTTTCAGCATTCTTGAAATTTAAGAAAGAAACAGGACGTGGCCTAGATGACTTCTATCGTATTAACCAAGATTTCTCAAATGAAAAGCCGGAGCGTTTAATCGCTACGTATTTAAAAGAGATGAACCCTGAGTTAGATGATGATGACATTGAATATGAGATGTCAGACAGATTCGCATATGATGAGGAGATGGATGAGGAAAGAGATGTTAAAAAGAAAAAGCTTGCATTTAAAAAAGAACTTACTAAGGCAAAAAGTTATTTCGAGGATCAAAAAGAAAAATACAGGTCACCAATTGAGTCGATTGGTACACAATCTGTTTCTTCTAAAGACCAAGAAGATTTGCAGTCTTATAAGCAATACATGAGTCAGCTTTCTGAACAACAACAGGAGCAGGCTAGGAAGTCTGAATTTTTTGTTCAAAAGACAAACGAATTATTTTCCAATGAATTTGAAGGTTTCAAATTTGGAATTGGGGATAAAGAGTTAGCCTGGAAACCATCAAATGCAGAGGACTTAAAAAATAAACAGTTGGACGTATCTAAATTCTTTACCAATTTTATTGATGAGAAAGGATACATTAAGGATGCGAAAGAGTATCATAAAACTATAGCTGTTGCTATGAACAAAGATTCATTTGCCAAGTTCTTTTATGAACAAGGTAAATCAGATGCCATTGATGAGTCTGCTAAACAAAGCAAGAACATTGATATGGGCTCAGTTCGTACAACAGGCCAACCAATAGATAAGGGGGGGTTAAGGGTTACAGCTATGGATAGTGATCACGGAAACAGACTTAGAATAAAATAATTTTCTAACCAAACAAAATTTACAATTATGGGCTCAGTACAATCCGTGCCTGGCTTTGCTTTAACCCCTTCAGCGGTAAAAGCAACATTGCCAACCAACTACATTACCAACTTCGATTTCTTGAACCAGTATCTTCCAGATACTTATGAGAAAGAATTTGAGCGTTATGGTAATCGTTCTATTGCATCTTTCTTACGTTTAGTAGGAGCTGAGATGCCGTCTAACTCTGACTTAATTAAGTGGGCAGAGCAAGGACGTTTACACACTAAATATGTTAGTGTAACTACTAATGCTGTTGTAGGAGCTGATACAGCTACTTGGACAGTTGCTGATGCTGGAGTTAACTGTAACTTCCGCGTTAACCAAACTGTATTCTTATCAGCTAATGCAGGAGCTGCTTCTGACAAAGCTGTTATTACTGCTGTTAACTCAGCTGCTAATACTTTTGCTGTAGCTTACTATGCTGCTGGTGGACAAACTATTGCTGCTGCTGCAACTTCTACTGCATTCGTTTATGGTTCTGAATTCACTAAAGGATCAACAGGAATGGTTGGTTCATTAGAGGCTCAAGATTTATTCTTCGAGAACAAGCCTATTATCATCAAGGACAATTACACTGTATCTGGTTCTGATATGGCTCAAATTGGATGGGTTGAAGTAACTTCAGAGAATGGTGCTACTGGATATTTATGGTACATCAAATCTGAGCATGAGACTCGTTTACGTTTCGAAGATTACTTAGAGATGTCAATGGTTGAAGGTGTTCAAGCTGAGTCAGGTGGTGGAGCTTTAGCTTACTTAACAGTTGCTGCTTCTCAAGTACAACCTGGTGCTGCTGGTACTGAAGGTCTATTTGATGCTGTTGCTACTCGTGGTAACGTATATGCTGGTGGTAACCCTACTACTTTGTCTGACTTTGATTCAATCATCCAACGTCTTGACAAGCAAGGATCTATCCAAGAGAATGTTATCTTCTTAAATCGTAATTTCTCTTTCGATATAGATGATATGTTAGCTACTCAAAACTCTTATGGTGGTGGTGGTACTTCTTACGGTTTGTTTAACAACGATGAGAACATGGCTTTGAACTTAGGTTTCAAAGGCTTCAAGCGTGGTTATGAATTTTACAAGACTGACTGGAAATACTTGAATGATGCTACTTTACGTGGGGGTATCGTAGGTGGTGCTATCAACGGAATCTTGGTTCCTGCTGGTTCTACTACTGTATACGATCAAATCTTAGGCAAAAACGCTAAGCGTCCGTTCTTACACGTTCGTTACCGTGCTTCTGAGACTGAAGATCGTCGTTACAAAACTTGGATCACAGGTTCTGCCGGTGGTGCTCAAACTAGTTCTCTTGATGCAATGGAAGTTAACTTCTTATCTGAGCGTGCTTTATGTACTCTTGGTGCGAACAACTTCTTCTTGTTCGAAGATTAGTAAAAATTTAGGGAGGGGGAAACTCCTCCCTTATTTTATTTTTAAAATTTAAATCTAAATCAAATGTCAAAAGTAACTATCCAGGACAAAATGTATGTCCTAAAAAGAAAATCCTTTCCTATGTCATTTATGTTGACTGCGAGAAATACTTTTCGTAAGCCATTATTATATTTTGACGACACAACAAATCAAAATAGAGCATTACGTTATGCTATTAATCAAAAGTCGCCTTTTGAGGATGAGCAAGATGGGAATGCTATTTTACAACCAATTATTTTCGAAGATGGTCTATTAACTGTTCCAAAGAATAACCAAGTGTTGCAAATGTTCTTATCTCTTCATCCTGATAATAATATTTTATTTGAAGAAGTAGATACTAAGAAAGATGCATCTGCACAAATCGATTGGATGAATATTCAATTGGATGCTCAAATAGCAGCTCGTACATTAGACTTACAAACTAAAGAAGCTATTGGTCGTATCTTATTAGGTACACGTGTTGATAAATTATCAAGCGAAGAACTTAATCGTGATATCTTAATTCATGCTCGTAACAATCCACAAGAATTCTTGGATATGCTAAACGATCCTGATTTACGTTTACACAATATTGCGGCTAAAGCATTGCAAGACGGGTTATTTACTTTAAGAAATAATGACCGTGATATCTATTTCAATTTGCCTGATAATAAAAAGAAATTAATGGGTATCCCATTTGGGGAAGATGCAGTAACATTGCTTAGATCTTACCTACAAAGTGACGATGGTATTGATTTATATAAAATGTTAGAAAAAAAATATAGCAAATAATATAGGGAGGACAAAAGTCCTCCTTTTTTTATATCTTTGTCATCATGATAAATTCGGTGAGAAATACTGTAATGTCCATTCTTAACAAGGATAATAATGGATATATAACTCCTGAAGAATTCAACTCGTTTGCTAAGCAAGCACAGTTAGAAATCTTCAATCAATATTTTATAGACTTTAAAAACTCTAAGCTAGAGGATTTTAAAGGAATGGAATCATCGGGGTATTCTGATATAACCAAGCAGATAGACCAAACCATTGACTATTTTTCTAAAAATGTGCCATTGGTTTATAGTGCACCATCGCAAACATTTGCTA